GGCAAAGTGCCTAGACCCTGCGCCGCGACCAGCAAACGACCCACCGCCGAACCCGATACCGACAAACTGCCCGACACCACACCCAGCGCGGGTGCCGACCCCACCACACCCGAAGCCGCGCCACTCAAGGGCAGGGTGCCCGCGCCTTGCGCCACTACAGCCACAGCGCCCGAAGCCGTGCCACTCAAGGGCAGGGTGCCCGTGCTTTGCGCAGTGACTGTAACCGTGCCTGTGCTGGTGCCAGATAGCGCCACCGTGCCCGTGGCCGTGCCAGTGACAGGCACCGCACCGACCGCGCCCGTGGCCGCGCCACTCAGGGGCAGGGTGCCGCTGGCAAGCGCGCTGATCGGAGATGTTGCAGTTGCCGCGCCAGTAAGCGGCATCGTGCCACTAGCAAGACCGCTGACGTTGACCCCGCCCGTGGCCGTCCCGGACAGGGGCAGTGTCCCGGACGCAGCGCCAGTGATCGGTGCGTTGCCAATGACGCCCGTAGCCGCGCCACTAAAGCCCAGAACGCCACTGGCGTTGCCGGTGATGATGACGGTGCCAGTCGCAGCCCCGGTGAAGCTGATCGTGCCGCTTGCGGTGCCGGTGATGCCGCCTGTTGCCGCCACAATCCGGGGAACGCGGACGCGCAGAGACATATCAGGATCCGATCAGTGGCGGGCGGTTGGCGAAGGGATGGCTGGCTGGCAGATTGCCTTGCAACCCCCATTTCCAGGCCAGATAGCCCTCGATGCTTTGAAGCGTCGCAAACGAGATCGCGCCGGTAAAGATAAGTTCCGCTACCCAGGAGTTCCACGACGAACCGCCGCTGGTGCCAACGTCGCTGCCAATTCGGATGCCGGTGGTGCTTAGCGCGCCAGACTGCCCGGTCAACGATTGCCGCGCCCCGCCATTCGCCGAGATTGTGTTTTCGTTTGATGCTGCCCCAGCCGTGCCAAATGCCGCCGTAAGCAAAACCGGCGCTGTGTTGCCCAGCCCGCTCACCACCGGCGCGGTAACTCCGGTGCCGCCCGCAATCAGCAGGGCTGACCCCGCATTCGCGCCGGACCCCATATAACCCTGTGAATACGTCGCCCCAGCGCCAAGGGAGTCCGGGTTTACGCCCTTCGTCGTCCACAACCGCCGAAACGTGCTGCCGCCGAGCAGGCCAGCGGTGGACGCAACTGCAAAGGCGCAGAATTGCCGGTTTGGCGCGATGGAGAAGTCCGGCGTATCCAGCTTCGTGGCCGAGGCCGCTGTAAAATTCACGGCAGGAAGGCCGTTCAGCGCGTTGGCCAAAAAGGCGGGTCTCCGAACCGTTGTCGTGGCGTCCCTGCCAAACCCGCTTTTATCCCGCCACGAATCTACTCCGCTGGCTCCTACGGACAATGTGGACAGATCGGCGGCGTCCAGCCAAAGAGAAGGGTCAACAAGTAATGGCGTCCACAGCCTGCCCTGTAGCAGCGCCTCGTCCACAGAGCTGACCCCGCGCGGCATCAGACGTCCTCGTTGAAGGGGGTCAGGTAAAGCTCGTTTCCGCTTGACGCCGTGGTCACGCCTGCGGTGTTCACCAGTTGCAGCCGCACCGGGAAGGGATAGAGCCGCACCATCGGGAAGGTCACGACCTTGGCCCCGGCCCCGCTGGCCAGCGCCGCCACATAGGCATCGAAGGCCCCGCCGTTGGCATCCGGCAGATCGGTGCCGTCACCCGCATAGACCCGCAGCGTGACAGACCCGCCCGTGCCGGGCGTGATCGAGCCAAGCTTCACCGTGACGGCGGCGTACAAATCGCGGTTCGTGCTGTTGTCATACGCGATCAGCGACGATGCTGAACCCGTGGCAAGGCTGTTCAGCGCCGTCCCGGCGAGGTTCGCACTGCGCGTTCCCGGCGCACTCCACTTAACGACAGCCATTAATTCGCCCCCCGCGCCAGTGCCACGCTTCGCGCCGTCACCTCCACACCGTTCGCTTCGGCCCATGACTGCGGGCGGTCGGCCAGGGCGATAATGGCGTCCCTCGTCGCCGTGGTCAGGACGCCCGCCAGAACCATTTTCTGCAAAATGTCAGCCGCAGCGTTGTAGATGTAAGGCTCCGTGGCTCGGATCAGCGTCGTATCCTGGATCGTGTCGCGCAACACGATCGCCGCCGCGCGGACCTGGGCAGGCTCCGCCCCCTCCGCCGCAAGGACAACCGCCGCCCAGCCGCCCAGGCCAAGAAGCAGTTCGCGCACGTCCGCCGTGGCGATATCAACGCGCCGGTGCGGCAGGGCCGGATCGGGCGCGTTCAGCACCGCCACAATTTCAGCATCCGGCACAGCCGGGTCAAATCCGGCGATTCTGGCTTGCGGGGTCATTATGCACCCCCAGCCGTCAGGGTGAAGCCGGTAATCGTCACTTGCTGGGCTGACGCAATGCTGATGTTGTCCAGCGTCATATCACCCCCGTTGCCCGTGGCCGTGACTGTTCCCTGAATGTGGCAGGTAGCACCGACTTTAATTCGGAAATGCCCGGCGGTGCCAGTAGCATCGGCACTGGTGTCCTGCCAGGTGCCGAGCAATGTCTTCGAGCCGTTCGAGGCCGCTGCAAGCCAGTCCGATGGCAGTGTCATCGTCGCAAGTACGGTGCCGCTGTCTGCTGCTGCACAGCTTGCAGGAACCGTGCCGCTGCGAATTTCCAGCGTGGGTGCTGTTCCTATGGTAGTTTCAATGGCGTCAATCGAAGCATTGCGCGCTGCGGTGGAAAATTGGAATGGCATAGCTGTTTCCTCAATATCGACGGGCGAATCCCCGCTTAGGTTTGGGCACGTGTTGCCGGGCTAACATTGACTGCTGAATCAGCCTGGGCGACACATCGGTTTTGACTTCACTTTCTGGTTCACTGATCTCAAATAAATCGGCCTGCGGTAGTGCCGCAAACAGCTTTTCGCGCTCACGAAATACCTGCTCATTGTGGCGACCGCTCATGCAGTACAAGTACGCTGCATAGGCATAGACTTCACAGTCCCATGCCTCGTTGCGTCGTCCTTCGTTGTCCCACACCAGCAAGCGGCCTTTTGCTGTTTTTTTCCACACCCGCGACTCAGATCGCAGTTGCTTGTAATAGTCCGCTTCAAAACCGAGCGGAAAATGCAAATACCCAGCGCCCGGCTTTTGCAGTTCAAGCCGACCGGCCAGCAGGTTTTTAATCGCTTGCGTACCTAGCAGTCGCACCTGTGCACCACCGGCAACCGGCTTGCCGCGCCAGGTAAACTCTATGGTCTTAGGCCGCCCCAGCTTCGGCGCGTCATAAGTGCTGGCGCCCTTGATAGCAAACCAGCTTTTGCCTTTCAGCGCAGCGGTTTTGCAAAAGGCGTAAACGTCCTCCGAGAAATGACCGCCCGAGTCAATCGCCGCTGCATCGACCCGCATGATCTGACCGCTGGCATGCTTAATCGGCGCGCTCAATAACTCCCGCAGTTTTTCCCAGGTCTCGGGGGACGAGGGGGTGCCGTGAATTTCACCATGCCACACGCCCCAGCTTTCTTCACCCCGGCCATAAACTCGAATGACCACAGCCAGCCGGTTATCCTGCGTATCGACCCCAGCGACACACACCAGGCCACCCGCCGGGCAGGTCATCAGGTCATACTGCTCGGCACGCTGTTGCAAGTGCTCAGCCACAACCTCACTGCGCACCGTGTCGTTATACGTTTCGCCCAGGTTGTTGTTAATAAACACCTTGAGCTTTTCAGCGTCAGACTGCGCTGCAATCCACTCGCGGACCAGCACCGGCCAGGGCCGCCAGCCCACCGGCGCACCCAGCGCGTTCAGGTGCCAGCTTGCTACCCCCGGTTCCCCCGTGGCCGTGGCTTCCCAGTAAGCCAAACCGTCGCGCTTGCAATCGGGTTCCGTCATGTCAGCACGGCGCGCCCGATAGTTCGGGGTCTTCCAGTCGTTTTCAGTGCCCTTGTAGAAACAGGCTTCACACTCGTAGCGTGCCGTGTCTGGCTCGGCTTCGTCCCAGCGCAACTGAGACCAGCGCAAGTGTTGCGCATGGCCGCAGTCGGGGCAGTGCAGGTGCCAGCGACGCTGATCGCCACGCTGGAAATTTTTTGCAATGGCGCTTCGGCCTTCCACGGTCGGCGTGCCGTCGCCGTAGATCTTGGCCTTGTTCCCAAAGTTTGTTGTGCGCTTTTTAATCAAGTCCACCGCGTCGCCCTGGTCTTTCAGCGCCTGCGGGTACTCGTCTGGCTCTTCAAATTTCAAATAACGAATGGTCGAAGACTTGACCGCGCCAATGCGGTTGGCTCCCACCATCCGCATGACGCCGCCGGGAAACTTCTTGCGCAACTTTGTGTTGTCGCTGCCCTTGGTGCCACTGTCACGAATGCGCCGCCGTAGCGCCGGGGTACTCAAGCGCATGGGTTCAAAGCGCGCCAGTTCCCATTGCTTCGCATCGTCAAGCGTAGGAAACACCACCATGATCGAGCCAGCGGCATTACATATCCACGACCCGAGCATGTTTTCGCCTGAAACCGACCCGCCGATCTGATGCGGTTTCTGGAACCAGCCCTCGCGGTAGCGCGACCCCGGCGACATGCTGCGCTGAATGTCGATCAGGTAAGGCGTTCTAGCGTTCCGGTACGGCCCAGGTTCAGGCACATCAGGGGGCAGTACCCGGTTTTCCTCTGCCCATTGATCGACCCAGATTTGCTTGTCAGGCTTTAGCGCCTGGCTGATAGAGGCAGCATACCTTTCAAGCGGCATCCTCGTCGTCTTGTTCGTCTGCATCCTGGGTCACTTTGCTCACGTCAAATTCGGCTAAGACCGCCGACAATTCCCCCTCAATCATTTGCTCAATATGCAGGGCATCATCACTGGCCGCGCACTGGTCTTTGACCCGTGCCGGTACGTTTAATATCTGGTCGCGCAAATTGCGAAACGCCGTGAAAGCCATGCGCCGCGCTTCATCGACGTTAATCAGCGAACCTTCAAATTCTTGCAGTTCCAGCGTTTCGCGCTTGAGCTTGAGTTGCTCACGCTGCGCCCGCGCTTCGCGGTATGCCTGGTTGTCATCAGGCAGTGGCGCATCAGTCTCTGGTTCCTGTGGCGCGGTGTACTGGCTGGCCTGACCTTCCGGGCTGAACAGTAAAGATCGCTTCGACTCGTCAGTGTTGGCTTCCCAGTCGCGGTCGGCGCTTTCCGGGTCGATCATTGGCCGACCATTGGTTTCAGACG